CAATATTGATTGGCATGTCAGGGTTCTGTTCCTTCATAAGATCATTATCGACTGCGTTCATTTGATCACTTGTGATCTTCCGAAAATATTCGGAGCGAGCCTTCAAAATCTCTAAAGGTATCCTTGCCAGAACAAGGCCTCCAATTCCGACACATCCCGCATACTGACCTTGATTGATGACTGGAAAATTTTGAGCTTGATCTTTTAATTCTTCAGCTCTTACAAATTCCCAACCTTCTCTTAGCTTCTTAGTCACGTTACCCATGTCTTCGAAGCCTTGAATAGATGTTCTTATCCATCTATGTGCAAAGCCATTTGGTGCAGCAGGTGCATCCAGACTTGACGGTGGTGCCCATGTAGCTTTTTTCATTTCTTTTTTTCTATCATCGGCCCAGCGTGAGGTTCTTTTTATATCACTCATATTAATTATTCTCCTTCACGTATTTTGCATATTCCTCTAGTGGCACCCCTAGTTTTTTAGCGATAGCTATTTGTGACTTGGTGAGTTTCACACTACGGCGTCCGGCTTGGTTTCTTTGTGCAGATGCAACAGTTTGGACGGGTTTCTTTTGCTCCTGTTTGTTAAATTTATGAGGGAACGTATCTCTCATCAATTTATCAATCTCATTATAGTACTCATCACTCTCTGCGTCAAACCCTTGACTAATTAAATCATCGTGGAAGGTAAATGCAGCTCCTGTTAGGATTTTGTCATTACCAAACCATTCATTCTTTTCAGCCCAAGATTTAGCCTTTTTTGAAGGTTCTACGTAGGTTTGTTGCGTTTGAGGTTGTTGAGTTTGACTAGGTTGTTGAACAACTTTGGCTTCTTTTTCTGCCTCAGCTTCAGCTGTCATTTTAGCTTTTTCAGCTTCAATAGCTAACTGTGTAATTCTTGCATTTGCGTCTGCAATCTTATCAGCATCTTGAAGTTCAATTGCTTCTTTTAATGCACCTCTTGCTTTCTCTTGTTCTGCATTAACTCTAGCTGTAAATTGTTCAATATAGCTTTTACTTGTTTTACTATATTTTTGTTTTTGTTCATCTAGTTGTTTTTGAACTCCCTTAGCAAATTCAAGAGCAGCTTTTTCTCTTCTTTCATGCTCTCTAACTTTGTAAGTTAGTCTATCGATTCTTTTTTTAACCGATTCAGAATATTGAGATAAATCATCTTCATCATCAGCTTTTGGTTTAGCTGTTGATTCTTTTTTATCTTCAACTTCTTCTACTTTGATTCCTTCGATTCCAGGTTTTAATGGTTCTGTATAACCTAGATCAACTTCTTGTTTAGGAAGTTCTTCTTTACTTTCTACTTTTTTTTCTTCAACAGATATTGTTTGTTCTTCAACACCATCTGTATCTAACTCCACTTCTGGAGATTTTTTCTTTTCTTCTATCATGTGTAGCTCCTGTTATTGCGTAGTTAATACGTATGCAAAATATCCTCCGGGTTCTTAATTCTAGCGATGATTTCATCATCATTTAGAATTCTTACTTCGCCGCCTTCTATTTTGAATCTTGCCCCTGAATAACGACCAAATATTACCCAATCTCCTTTTTGACACCAAGGTCCATTAGGAAATCTAGTTTTATCTGTGTATGCAAGGTCACCAACTTTTAAGACATATGCACAAACCGTTGTTACTTGAATTGTTTCCGCAGTTTGATCGGATAGGTATACTCCACCTTTAGTTTTTGCTGGGCCTGCCCAAGGCAAAACTAAAATTCTCCAACCTGTGGGTTCTGGAAGTCTTTCGAGTAAAGATGAATTTTCTTCAACAGCTTTTGCGTCTAGAAAAGTTTGAGTTTTTTCTTTCTCTTTGTATGCGTCTATTAGTCCTTCTACATGTGCAGGGATTTCATTATTTGAAATCTCCGTCGTCTCCGTCGTCATTTACTTGCTCCTGTTTTTGTTGCAGGTCTTTAAGATCCTGTAGCAGAGTTTCTAAGGCTCTGATTTGTCCTCTAATATATTGAAGTTGTTCCAAAGAGTCAACGGTATAGGCTAGGTTTTCTTTTAAATCAACAATACGTTTTTTTATAAATTTAACTATAGCAGAATAGTCCACTATTCAATAACCTTTTTTTCTCTAGAAATATGTCCTAAAACTACTCCTTTATGAGAGCCTTCTTTAATAGTATATCCAGAAGTTCCATTACCATTAATTTCAACTTCTTTTCTACTTTTAAGAAGAATGTTATTTTTCTTTTCTATTTCTTTATTAGAAAAATTTTTAGCTATTAAATCTTTTAATCTTTCAATCATATTTAATATATAATGTATTAATAATAATAATACAAGGATAGAAACTATCCGTTTTCTTGTTCTTTTGACTGAGGTCTATTAGACATAGTTCTTGCAACAGATTCAGCAGAACGACCTATTACATATCCACCTAATCCAACATTTAATAATGTCCAAACATCTCCTGGAAGTTCTATAGTTATTGATGCTTTAAAAAAGAATAATACTACAGGACCTAATACATAGTTCCATATTAATATAAATATTAATACATACATTAATAATGGTCTCCATGAAGATACAAACCAATTAGATTTAGCTTCTGCTTCAACTATTCTTGCAGCAGCTTGTAATTCTTGAGTATGAGATTGTAATAATTGTGTTTGTAATTCAGCTTTTAATTTAGCTTGAAGATCTTTATCAGGAACAGCTTTTTCAACAGTGCTAAATAAAATTTTAGCAAGAGGTGCTACAGCACCTAACATTTGAAGCATTAAAACACACCTTTAAAAGGAACTTTTTTTACTTGAACAGGATATTGACCAAGAAATCCACCTTCTGACATACCTAATGTATCTTGAATCATTTTTGTATCTGGATCAACTATATTTGGTTCAAATGTTGTTTTGCCACTTGCAGTTCCATACATAGTTGCCGGAGTTATTGGTGGTTTAGTTGGTTGTTCATAAAAACCTTCTTTAAATTCATTACGATTTACGTAAGGATCTATACCTTGAGGGTTTGGGCCACTCTTTGGTGGTGGCCCTGATCTTTTGCCAGAATTCTTTTTTTTATTTTTTTCCATTTTTATTCAACATCTGTTTCGTTAATAATTGTATCGTAATATCCAAGACCTGTTCCTACTGTTCCTGCTGCAGCACCTTTTCCTCCACCACCAACTGGTTTACCTTTGATTGTAGGTTTTACAGTTAACATCTCTACTGTTTTTCCAGACATTGCTCTTTTTGTTGGAGGATTTTCACTTAATCCTAATTTCATTTTTTCAAGAGCAGATGGTTTTTTCATTCCTTGAACTGCTTTTGAAATTCCTGTTGCAATAAGTCTTCCTATACTTGCTTTAACTGGATAAAGTTTTGCGTATTGACTTTCTAAACCTATTTTTTTAGACATGTTATTTTCCTTTTGTAATTCTGTTTCTATCTTGCATCAACTTTTGTTGTGCAAGAGCTAATTTTTGAGCATCTGATTTTTCTTGTTGCTCTAGCTTCATCTTATCAACATCAATCTTCTCTTCAAATTGAGAATCTTGATTCTGAATTTTGATAGCCGCTTCTTGAGCTTTTCTTTGCATATCTAATGCTCTTAAATCTAGCTCTCTCTGTTTTAACATAACTAGAGGGTCTTGTTTAGCCCCATCCATCTCGGACTCAGCTTGTGCTAATTCATTAGTTAATTGTGCAATACGATTAGCAACCTCATTATTAAACATAACTTGATATTGTTCTGGGTTTTGTTGAGCAAATTGTTGCATTTCTGGGTTTTGGCTTATTTGTTGAGCCACTTCTATGTTTGCTTTAAATGATACATGTTCAGAAATATGTCCTTGTAATAAGGCATACACTTGTGGGTTAATTTGAACCATTCTAGTTTTTAAAAATGCTGCATGTGCTGCTATATGAGCATCATGAGATTGTTCTGGAAATGCTTTTGGTATAACCATTTGTAATCCTTCCATATTTTCAATAGCTGGATCTTTAGGTTGAGGTGTAACTTCTGGATTTAATAATTGATCAATTTGTTTTGTACCTAATGACTCATAAACTCTTCTATAAACTTCATGCATATTATGCAATTGAGGATTAGATTGAGCTATCTGTAATTGTGTTTGTGCTAAAGTAATTCTTTGTGACATTGAAAAGATAGTTGGATCTGCTACAGGTAAAATATCTACCTTGTCATCAAAATCCATTACCTTAATAACTCTATCTGCATTGTAAACAGAGTAAGGATATTCCGGTGGCAAGTATTCAGCGATAACTTTAGCTAATAATTTAAACTCAATACGCATTGCATAGTACAATCTCTTGTGAATAGCTGACATTACTCTGCTTCCACGCTCAAGAAGAGCTATAGTTGTACCAACCGCAGCTTGTTGATTAGCATCTCCTACTTGCATATCTGCAGTTGAAGCAAATCTTTGACCTGATTGCACACAATAATCCATTAATTGATACAAAGTTGCACTTGGTTCTTTGAATGGAAGTAATTGAAATTGATCTTTTATGTTTCCACCAGGTGCATCTACGTCTCTAAACTCACCAGGTTGTATTGGTTGATCGTCATCTCGCACACGCATGCCTCTTGATTTAAATCCAGCGGGTAAATTTGACAAAGTACCTGCATCTAATAGCTGTCTAAGAGCTAAAGTTGCTGTTCGAGACAGGCCACCGATCATATGGATTAGTCCAAAACCATAAAAACCTAGTCCAGGTA